TTGTCCAAAAATGGACAACTAGGAGGAACATGAAGCGACATCACTGCAAGTATCGGACGAAGGCTTTTCACCTCGCTGATATGAACAGTCAGATCAAGAAGGAGCTGAATGACGCGCACGCATCGGTCGGTTCTTGGCAGAAAGCGTGCAATGATGCTAGAACGAGCTTGCAACAGGAGCGGGAGGACTGGCGTCATGAGCGAGGCAAGCTCGGCGTCCAGGCTCAGAGCTGGCGCAACGTCGCTATGACCATCAGCGATGAACTACTCGCTGCGAGAGTCGAGATTCAGACGCTACGCATGCAGGCTCACGGAGTGCCGCAGCCAGCCAATGACGCTAAGCAGGCCATGTCGCCCACTGGCGACTGGCACGAGTACAAAGACCGTGGGTAACGGTGACTTGAACGTAGCGCTTCTCATCAAAGACAACGCGCCTGAGCGTATCAAGGCCGCTGTCGAGGAGCGTGATAAGCTTATCGAACGAGTGAGGGAGTTAAACTTTGAGATTGCGCTCCTTCAGACGCATGTCCAAGTAGGCAGCAATCTCGAACTGAAACGGGAGGTGGAAGGTGCTACTGGACCTGGAGGGTGAGGAGGAGCTTGAGGGAGAGGACGAGGAGGAGCAAGAGGAGGACCTCGCTGCTGATGCCGAGAGTGGCCTCTGCTGCGTCGACTGCGGAGATTACTTCCTCTCTGCCAACGCGAAGCCCTCGCTCTGCGCGGAGTGCTACGAGGCCGAGGAGGACGCAGGCGTGAAGCCAGCTTACCCAAAGAGCGAGTACCCAGTTCGTGTCTGATAGCAGCACGCCTGACCTAGTGGCTACGCTCGAGCCTGTGTGGCGAGCGTACCACTTGGGTCAGTCGGCAGAGGCACTGAGATGCATCATAGTGCATCCGTCGCCGCAGGGGCTGACACCGGCTCAGCGCGAGCAACGAGAGACGCTAATGAAGCTCGCTGCAAGGCTAATCGAGCTGGAACAGGAGAAGAACCTCTTGGAGGCTTATCATGCGCTGGCTGAGTATCTTCAGGCGAAAGGTCTATTACCTACCGCTACTGTGGCATCAGCCGAGCCTGTGCCTGTTCTTTCGGGACATGAGCGAAAAGTGGTCGTTTCAGACGTTCGTGGCTCCGTTGAAATAGCAGAGCCATGACCGAAGGTCGCGCAACAGTCTTCGTCACGAACCTAGCGCCCGATCACATCTACACGTCGATCGCTCGCTATGGCGCGTTGCGTCCAGTGACCAGTGGTAACTTCGCTGTATTCAAGACCGCGAGGCTTCTCGAGGAGATCGTTAGAGCGCTTGCAGCATCAGAGCAGAGCGACTACCTCGCCTTCAGCGGCTCTGGCTTTGTAGCAGCGATGTGCCTGGTCGTGTGGCTGACTCTTCATAAAGAGTGCAACGCATTGCTCTACGACAAGTCCGCTAAGGGCTATGCCCTTCGCGTGATTAAGCGTAGCGAGATCGTCATGCAGATCACTAAGGCACAAGACGAAGTGGAGGCAAAGCAGCTATGAGCGACAGCGGGCAACCCGTGACTCGTCGCTTTTGGAAGGTGATGCACTACGAATGCGACCGCTGTCATAGGCGGTTTGAGTTCTACCTCGAAGACGGATGCGAAGGGCCGAGCGCCACGCCTGATGCGTGGGTCACGCCCAGCGGGCGGCAGATTGTGCCCGTGCCGTTCATCGCAGCAGGTTGCCCAGAGTGCCAAGGCAAAGCGCCGTGGTCCCTCAAGGCGGGCTCAGGGTGCTTGGTGCATGTGGCGTGGAACACAGACAAGTGGCTCGACCCAATGCTTGAGGTCTCCGAAGGCCCGCTCAGTGAAATGTGCCACTTCCGGTATCCTGACAACCCTCGCGCAGACCGGGCATGCGGAAAGCCCGTGCTGGCGGCTATTCTGCCGAAGCCATGAGCCTCTCGCCCAGCACCCAGGCCCATTGTCCTAATTACCCTCTCGAGAAGGACGAAGATGACATGGGCGCAGCGGGTTACGACCTACTGGAGGACTGATGTCAGACTTCCCTAAGCTCCAGCCTGGCGTCCTCGAAGGAGCGATGCAATCTCTCCTCGACGCCAAGCGCAAGATCACCGCTGTCGAGGACTGCGTCTCAGGCATCGTTCCTCTAGTTGACAACCCTGAGACCGAGAAGAAGCTCGAGGAGATTCGCGAGATGTGCGCGAAGGCAGCTTTCACGTTGCAGTCTATCTATAACAAGAACGCGAAAGAAGCGTTCAAGATATGAAACGGGAGAGGGGGAGAGAATGGCAATAGCTGTGATAGTTCTAGTAGTCGTGTTTGCATTAGGACTAGCATTGGCAGATGCGTCAGATAAGATTGACGAGGCCATCAGAAAGACGAGCGACGACAATGAAGGTTGACAACTTCACTTTGTCTCAGTTCGTCTGCCCAGCGAAGCACTTCCTGCGGATTAATCGCAGGCTGGTACCGCTCAAGCGCAAGGTATCTCTCAGCTTCGGCGGAGTGATGCACCACGGCTGGGCGGAGTGGTATCGCACTGGCGTCGAGATGAACGCGCTCAAGGCCATTCATGAGCACTGGCCTGAGGTCATGCCTAGCGATGACTTCCGCACGGAGGTCTACGCCCTCAAGGTCATGCACGCGTACATCGTTGAGTACCCTAGCGAGAGCTGGAAGGTTCTCCAGGGTGCCGATGGAGCTGTAGTCGAGCAGGCGTTCACCGTAGACACTGGCCTGCTCCTCGAGTGCCAAGTCTGCCTAGGCGGCAAGGAACCAACGAGAGATGTCGCCGATGAACGCTGTCCCGAGTGCCTATCTTATCGGGAGCGCATTCTCTACGGCGGCATCATAGACGTCGGCGCCGAGTTCGGCGACACGCTCTGGGTCGTAGACCATAAGACGACCACTGTGCTGGGGAAGGAGAGTAGCACCTACTACTTCCTTCAATACAACCCAGACAATCAGATGACAGGGTACATATGGGGCCTCAAAAAGCTCACCAACAGACGCATGGGTGGAGCGATCATTAACGCCGCTGGGATATATAAGTCTGGTGAGGTCCTCTTTCGACGGCACATGACTAGCCGCAATGACTTCCAGATCGAGGAGTGGCTACAAGGAGTCAAAGCCAAGTGCGACGCGATTAAGAAGTGCGAGCGCACAGGCATCTGGCCCCTTGAAACTAGCCAATGTATGAACTACGGCGAGTGTGAATATCACTCGATCCACGTCTTAAACGACCAACTATCGCGCGAGAAGCGCATCGAAGCGGACTACGTCGTTTCGGAGTGGAACTTTGAGGCACGAGATGATTAAGCTATCTCGAGAGCAGCTAGCTTAGGCCGCTGGGTTCTTCGATGGAGAAGGATATACAGGGCTGTACAAAAAGAATGGTGACGTTGTCGGCGTGCGATTAGAGATGACTCAGAACCACCCTGCTGTGCTATACCGTTTCTGGCACATGACAGGACAACTGAGTAGTATCAGCGGCCCGCACGACTACGTAAAGGACGGCCGAAGGAAACAGCAATGGAATCTACACACGAGCCGCTTCGAGTACGTACAGGCGATACTCGCTATGATCTGGTTTCGACTCTCGATGGTAAAGAGAGCTCAAGCGGTAGGAGTGATGAAAGAATATCTTTCCACTAAACACAGAAATCGATGAAGATCGCGACTAACAAGCTCGAGGAACTCGCCTCTCGCGCTAGATGGCTTCGTGAGATGATTCGCCATAAGAAGGGCGAGATCGAGCGTCTGGAGATTCGCTTGAAGGAAACCGAGAACGAGCTGGACCAAATCGGAGGCCCGATAGCCAAGTGAGACTCGGCGAACTGGAAATCATCTTCGAGTGCGAGCCTGAGGGTTCACCGCTGAACCCCAAGTGGATCGAAGCCGATCCTGACACGAAGGAAGAGCCAGCGGAGCCAGCTAAGCGGGAGCTAGTTCCATCGAAGTGAAGACCTTTGTTCTGGGCTTCAAGGTCAGTGAAGAACTGCTTGACGAGGACCTTTACGACGTGATAGTTCGCGGAGCGTTCGTGACGTTACTCATGCCTAGCCTTAGGCGTCATTTCTCTCTGGGCCCTGACGGCGTAGACATGGAGGAGATAGACAAGGAAGATCAAATGGCAATACTTCATCCCGACACCTCGAAGATTCCCATCTGGCGACAGCGCCCTACGCGCATGGAGCATCCTATCACTGCGTGGCGCTGTTGGGGGATTCAGAAAGACGACAAGGGTAAGTGGGCGCTTAGCTCTGTCACCGCCGACTGCGTCTGGGAAGGTCCAGTGCTTCGCGCGCATAAGCGGCCCGTGGACCCGAAGTACTGGGATGTGATGAGGCACCTGAAGGACCAAGATGCCGAAGCGTACTACGCCGAGATGCACGAGACCTTCGACGTAGCGGGCATCTACGCGCTTAAGGACCGCGCGCAAGCGGAGGATGCAGCAGACGACTACGGTGTCTCCGCCTTCGGCGAGATCGCACTCTATGGCCGCGTGGCACAGTATCAGCTCGGATATCGTGCTGAGGTCTGCATGATTAAGCGGATATACCTACGGCACGTACATCAGGACTTACTGGTTAGCAATCGCGAGCTGCTAGACGCAGCATCGAAGTCGCGCATCAAGGAGCTATTTCACATACGTCTTAAAGACCTCATCACCGATCTCTCGCTTCGCTACGACTGCGAGGTAACTCTATGAAATACCTCGCTACGATCCGCGTGACCTTCGATGCCGAGGACGAGATCGAGGCGCAGCTCGTTGCCCATGACCTCGTCGAGACCACGCAAGGGTTCCTCGAAGAGGACGACACTATTGACGTCACACAGGTCGTACCCTTCGGGCGCATCGCTATCGTGGAGCCAGCAGAGCTCGTCACGGCGTTACGCCGTGCGTGCGATATGCTCATCACTACTCGTATCACGCAGTGCTTCGAACTTGCTAAGGACATTCATCGCACTGCATGGATTCTCGAGCATCGCGGCGAGGAGACGTTCGACCTTTCAGGCTACGACTACGGCGCAATCTTCACTCGCGCGAAGGAGCTTCTAGATGCCGACGGATAGTAAGGGCAACTGGCGCCCGTGGGAACCGGGAGACCCAGTGATTGTCTTGGTCTATGGTCACTTCCGAACAGGCAAGACCTTTGGCGCAGCCACGTTTCCAAGGCCATGCTTCATGGACTTTGACAGAGGCCTAGCGACGCTGCATAACCCTCAATTCCTGCAACAGTACGGGCTCATCAACTTTCAGTCCCGATCCTTCTGGGAGAAGGACTACGACAAGGCAATCGTACGCACTCACAATGCGTACGACGATGCCTGTAGGTACTTCGATGATATGATGGCTCCGCTCAAGCGCGATTCGTTCGAGACCTGGGTCGTCGACTCTTGCACCATGCTAGGGGAGTACTCGCTCCATAAAGGCGCCATCCTCCTTGGCACCAAAGAATACGGCGAGCGCAGCCACTCCCACGAACTGGCCATGAAGCGTCAGCTCATGGTGCCTGTCATCCAAGACTTTGGCGCCGAGCGCAGCCTGGTGGAGCAGTTCGTAGACATGGTGCTGAGCTCTGGCAAGAACGTAGTGTTCGTCTGCCATGAGAAAGAGATTCGTGACAAGCAGGGCAACCTCATCGCTATCGCGCCGATGCTGACGGGACAGTCCGCAGAGGCGGTGCCGCTAAGGATCGACGAGGTCTATAACATCCAGGCCAATAAGGGCGAGACACACTACAATAAAGAAACTCATCTCGTCACTCAGGATTGGCTACGAGTCTGTCAGACCACGCCTGATGGGCTTCGCCGAGTAGGCTCTCGCAACGGCGTGCCTGACGGCACTCTGTGGAACTACCAATCCGTCGTCGGTGAACTCACTAAGAACTACAACGAGCGTCTTAAGTATATCGCAGCGAAGGCGGCAGCCGACAAAGCGGCAAGCCCGTCTCCTGCGCAACCTCCCAAGCCGCTCGTAGCGGCAAAAGGAGCGTAGTATGCCAGTGCTGACCCCAGATACATCAGAAGCGGAAGATTTCGCTACACCGATCGAGCCTGGAACCTACAAGGCGCGTATCATCTCTTGCGAAGCTGGCAAGTCCAGAGCCGGCAACGACAAGATCGTTCCGAAGTTCAAGATCAGAGTCGGCGACGGCGAGCGCACTCGCGTAGCGCATCTCGTCGTCGCAGGTGAGGGCGCCAGTGGGTTCGACAACCTGCTCCGCGCAGCGAAGATGTCCGACCTCGCCGATGCGTACAAGGACAAGGCGTTGAAGACGAAGCCGCCCTTCAATACTGACTCCTTGGTCGGCGTCGAGTTGATGGTAGTCATCGAGCCGAATCTCTACCACAACCCGGACACGAAGCAGGACGAGCACAGGGATCAGATTAAGAGCTACTTGCCGGCGTAGCTCAACTCCCCGCATAGCGAGTGGAGTAGGCGCTTGGCTATATCCGTGTTGCTCGCGCGGATTGGAGCATCAGCGCTCCAGCGGGGACTGAGATGTCACAGTTGTCCAATTCTGGACAAGGGAGATAGCCATGCCAGATGAGATAGATCTAGCGATCAACAGTCGTTCGAAGTGGATCCTTCGGCTGTTCACTCGACATGTCGGTCTCGTTGAAGTCGTCACCTACGAGACGCCTCAAGAGCTTGCCGATAAGTTCTTCCCAGACAAGACGATGCTACGTCGCTTCGTCGGCCGCGATAGCGTTGACCAAGGAGTAGATCACTGGTTCAACGACTCGGGGACTGGCGAAGTAATCATGATGACTGTGACCCAGTTCCTTGGACCGAAGAAGGTCCAGCCAGCCGATCGCTTGCCTGGGCCAAGAGCATGATCTCGACGGCGGGGAAGTTCCTCATCGCCATCGGAGACATCAAGGTCTCTCGTGAGCGCCTCCGCGATGTTGGCGACGTGAGTGGTCTCGCTACTAGTCTTAAGCAGTTCGGACAGCTCCAACCTGTCATCCTCGGCGACGGATTCGAACTCATCGCTGGCATGAGGCGCTACACCGCAGCTAAGGCCCTCGGCTGGACTGACATCTGGGCCGTGCCTCACCGCGAGGTGCCTGAATCTCTCGCCCGAGAGATCGAACTCGAGGAGAACATTCAACGACTCGACATGACTGTCGTCGAACGCATCAAGGCAATCGCGGAGATCGACCGCCTCAAGCGCCTGAGCGATCCCAACTGGTCACAGACCCTTACAGGCGAGGTTGCTGGCGTAGCCCGTCAGCGCGTCAACGAAGCGGTTAACCTCGCCAGAATGATCGAGGCCTTCCCTGAACTCGCCGAAGCGAAGAACGTCTCGCAGCTCAAAAGCTGGGCGCTCTCGAAGGTCGCGAGCGTGGTACGTCAGAAAGAAGTCCGGGCAAATCCAGCTCAGTTTCAAGCGCTCGAGGAAAAAGTATGGCGCGACGACTCTGTCGAGGCTATTAAACGCGTCCCTACGGGAAGCTTTGATCTCGTCCTTACGGACCCTCCGTTCGGCATCGGATACGACAACCGCAAAGCAGGTGACGCGAGCGTGTCAGCGTATAAGGACGACGAGAAGTCTTACGAGCGCTTACTTACTATGGCACCGGACCTTTACCGAGTTATCAAGCCCGCAGGATGGCTCATTTGGTTTCTTGGTCCAAGCTGGTATGAGCGAGCTAAGCTTGTCTTTCGTGAAGCTGGATTCGTCGTTGACGAGATTCCTATCATCTGGGTCAGGACAGCAGGGCGTTGCTATACGGCGAGACCAGATCGGTACTTTGCGCGTGGATACGATATGGCACTCCACTGCATAAAGGGCAACCCGGAGATGGTAGTTCGTAATAGGCCTAACATCTTCGAGTTCGCTCCTCCGCCACAAGCGGAAGTGGAGCTGCTGGTCGAGAGGCCAGTAGAGCTGTACGCAGAGCTAATTAAGCATCTGACTCATCCGGGAGAAGTAGTCGCTGACTTCTTCGTCGGCAGCGGCAGCGTGCTCGCGGCGGCAGCAGAGACGAGGCGCAACTTCTTCGGCATCGAGCTTGACGCCGAGCGCAGGCTTGTCGCGCTAAAGAAGATCGCAGCGCATACGCCAAGCGAATGAGCATCGAGCTTGACGATGGTCCAGTGCGGCGCGCAATCGAACTAGCTATCGTCAAGCAGATGCGTGTAGCGACGTTTGATCGGAAAGACATCGCTAAGCATCTTAGCGAGATGGTGACTGAGGCTCTTTGGGAGGTAGCAGTTCTCACCGAGACAGATGGCCCTGAGCGAGGCATCCTCGCAGGCAAGCGGATGATAGAGACATGGGAATGAGACTCATCCAATCCGGCCCTCGCGTCACGAAGCTGGTCATCGTAGGTGAAGCCCCAGGGGCAGTTGAGGATGCCTCTGGGAGGCCATTTAGCGGAGCCTCGGGCGAGGACATGGATAAGTACCTAGCTGAGGTAGGCATCGTTCGCGACGAGTGCTTCGTTACCAACGTCGTACATCAGCGCCCGCCTAATAACAAGTTCGATACGTTCCTCAAGCCTGCGCCAAGCCCAGCGCTGATGCTCGGCCTCGTCCAGCTCAAGAAGGACATCACAGAGATTCGTCCTAACCTCGTCCTTGCTTTCGGCGATGTACCGCTTCGCTTCCTCACCAACAAGCATAGCATCATGAAGTATCGAGGCTCCATTCTGGAATCGACGCTCGTCAAGGGTCAAAAGGTCATCGCTACCTATCACCCTGCCAGCGTCTTCCGTATGTACCAGAACAGAGCGCTCATCAAGCTCGACATGAAGCGAATTGCGGAGGAGATGAACACTCCGGAGATCAACCTCCCCAAGCGCGACATCTACATCTGGGGCGAGAAGAACTTCGATCAAGGGCTCTACGAGATGGTCAATGAGATGTTCAACGCCGAGTGGCTCAGCGTGGACATCGAGACCTCGCCAGGAGAAGACAAGCATGAAATCATCTGCGTCGGATTCAGCGACCATCCTGATCGCGCTCTTGTGGTTCCTATCGGGAGTTCTGGTGGGGATCAAGTTGTGCGACGCCTTCTCGCATCACCGGCCAAGAAGTGCGGCCAAAACTTCGGTCAGTATGACTTGACCGTACTTGAGGATAACGGATATGAGGTTCAGAACTTCTGCTGGGATATCATGTACTCCCACCACGCTCTCCTCTTGGAAGCAGCTGGAGGTGGTGACGAAGTCAAAATGCTCCGAGGAGGAAAGGGTGAAGCTAAGAGTCCGCTTGCAAAGGGACTCGGGTTTCAAGTATCCATCTACACACGCGAGCCGTTCTACAAGGATGACGGTAAGCTATGGAAGAGACCTGGCGCTAACATTAGAGATTTCTATGTCTATAACGGTAAAGATGCCGCTGTTACAGGCGAAATACGCCAGGCCCACGAACGCGAACTAGCCGACTTCGGAGTGCAGCACGTCTTCGAACATGAGATGGCAATCTTGCCACTGCTACGCCAGATGAGCCGCAGAGGCGTCAAGATCGACCTAGCCGTTCGAGACGCGCTACGTGAGCAGTACAACGGCGAGATCGCTAACTTACAACACTTCCTCAATCTGTCGTCGGGTAAGCAACTCAATGTCAAGTCCAAGAAGGACATGCACGAGCTGCTATACACCACGCTCAAGCTACCTGTGCAGTATCACCGTGAAACGAAGCGCCCGACGGCAGATAAGAACGCGCTAGCGAAGCTAGCTGAGAAGTATCAGCATCCCGTGCTGCTTACCATCCTTGAGACACGTCGCAGACGCGACCTCATTGAGCGATACCTCGATGCCTACGTTGACCCTGACGGACGGATGCGATGCCTCTTCGATCCAAGCGGCACTCGAACAGGACGGTTGGCGAGTCGCGCTAACATTTACGGTTCAGGGACTAACCTACAGAACATACCGCCGAAGATCAGACGCATGTTCGTTGCTGACCCTGGGAAAGTCCTATTCTACGTGGACCTCTCTCAAGCTGAGCTCCGAGTTATTGCGTATCTTGCGCGATGCGAACGACTTATTGAAGCCTTCGCGAGCGGTCGCGACATTCATAAGGAGAACTCTGAGCTCTTCTTTGGCTCGTATGACGAGGAGAAGCGCCTAGCTTGTAAGCGCACAGTCTATGGGTCGTGCTACGGCGAGGGCGTAGATCGGATAGTAGCCGTAGCTGCCTCCGAGAATCCACCTATTCATCTCAAGCGCGAGGACGTGGCGAGGTCGCAAGAGGGCCTCTTCATGCTCTATCCTGAGATCAAGGAGATATGGTGGAAAGACGTTCGCGAGGCGCTAAAGTATCGCACACTAACCACTCCACTCGGATGGAAGAGGCAATTCTATAGTCGTTGGGACTCAGTGCAATTTCTTAATGAGGCTTTAGCTTTTCAGCCGCAGTGCACTGTAGGCATAATAGCAGAGATAGGGATGTTGTTGGCTAGCCAAATTGAAGGAGTCGAGGTACTGTTGAACGTACACGACGCTATCGTAGGGCAAGTAGCCGAAGCGCGAGTTAAGGAACTGATACCGAAAGTTGTACAGGCGATGCAGATTCCAGTTAATGTGTACGGCCGTACGCTCATTATACCAGCCGACGCCAAGACTGGAAGTAACTGGATGGATGTGTCTGACAACAACCCTAACGGAATGAGGAAATGGGCGTCGTAATGAAAATAGAGCTGACCCAAGGGCTATACGCTTTAGTGGACGCCGAAGATTACGAGAAACTAAATAAACACTCGTGGCATGCTTCCTGGAGCGGCCGAGCATGGTACGCGAAGAGCAGAATAGGAGAGCGGTACGTATTCATGCATCGACTAATAATGAACACGAGCCAGGACATAGACCACATCGACAACGACGGACTAAATAACCAGAGACACAACCTTAGACCGATATCACAGTCTAATAACTCAGCTCGTGCTGGACCGCCGTTTAGACGAAATAAGAAGACTAGTAAGTACAAAGGAGTAAGCTGGCACACGAACGCCGGCAAGTGGACAGCGCACATACAGAAGGGAAAGGAGCAGTTCTATCTCGGGCTGTTCGATACAGAGAAAGATGCAGCAAAGGCGTACAACGAGAAAGCCCATGAACTCTTCGGAGAATACGCATTCCTCAATAAGCTAGATGGCTGATCGTCTTCTACCGGACTGGCTTGATGCGTATATGATCTATACGGCTGAGAGTCGCTCGCCCGACGAGTATCATCTCTGGACCGGGCTGAGCACTATCGCCGGGGCGATTAGGCGTAAGGCTTACTTCGATATGCAATACTTTCTCCTCTACCCTAATCTCTACGTCGTGCTCGTCGGTCCACCTGGGCGATGCAAGAAATCGACCGCTATGCGGATTGGCCGCAAGATGCTCATGCAGATACCTGGCGTCTTCTTTAGCACCGACTCAGTGACGAGAGAGCGACTGATCCAAGATATGGGCCAAGCCCTAGCTGATGGTCACTCCAGCATGACCGCATACAGCTCCGAGTTCGCCAGTCTACTGACCAGTTCAGGCATGGACATGGTGACGTTCTTGACAGACATCTACGACTGTCCAGACCCGAGCTGGTCGCATAAGACGAAGACCGGAGGGACGAACACTATCAAGGCTCCATATCTGAACATGGAAGGAGCCACGACGCCAGACTGGATAGCGAGGTCGCTGCCACTAGACACCATTGGCATCGGTCTTACCGCACGCATCGTGTTCGTCTACCAGGACACTCCGCGAGTTCGTCCTCCGTTCCCTGAGCTAAGCCCGGCGCAGGTCGAGTTGGAGAAGCTGCTCGTTGCTGACTTGACGAAGATTTCTCTGATCACTGGCCAGTATACCAACAGTCCTGAAGCTAAGGCCTGGTACACTGACTGGGACCTCAGGGATCAGCAAGAGCCTCGCACTGGCGATCCCCGCCTTAGCGGCTACTTCGAGCGAAAGGGGATGCATCTCATCAAGATCGCCATGCTTGTTGCAGCAAGCAAGCGCGACGAGACAGTGCTTCGCGTGCCTGACTACGAACGCGCGCTAGCGCTCCTAGGCCACGTCGAGCCAGCGATGGCTAAGACCTTCGCGAGCGTCGGGAAAAATCCACTAACGCTAGACATCGAGCAGATACTCGCAGCGATCATGGTGCAGCCAGGCATCGACTATGGTGAGCTTCTTGGCCGATTCAAGCATAGCGTCCGCAAGGATGAACTCGATGAGGTGCTCAGCACCCTTGGCTACATGAAGCTCATCTACGTCGAGCAGACCAAGGACGGTCCAAGGTATCATCCTACTCACTCTCCCGATGGGCAGTAGAAAGTCAAAAGCGGTCTTGGGGAACGAAAGGAGGGCGTCGGCGTGGAAAGGACAGTTAGGCAAGTACTCGCTAGGCTGCTGGAGTCCTATGACATGCAGCGTAAGGACACGCCTGAGGCGTACCTAACGGAGCATGAAGTAGCTGCGATCATTATGAGCGCTGAGGACGCGGAAGCGATAAGGGAAGCGCTCTTGTCCGGATTTGGACAAGGAACGTGATGCATCTCCTGTTCCATCTCGCGTGCTTCCTAGTAGGTATTATTCTCACCGACCGCATCATAGCTGTCGTACAGGTACGCAGATCGCATAGAAAGATGGAGCGGGAGCGAGCAGAGATTCTCGACACGACCGAGAAGGACTACTACGAGTGTCTCGATCTT